TCGCCGCCACCAGTGAGCATCCGCACGGCTTCTATGCGGCTGACTTTCTGATATTGCTCGATGAAATCGACCACGTCGCCATGCCATCCGCACCCGAAGCAATGGGCAAAATCCTTGTCGGGGATGACATGAAAACTTGGGGTTTTTTCCGCGTGGAATGGGCAGCATCCTTTCCACTCGCGCCCTGATTTTTGCAACTTGACTGCCTGCCCGATAATGGTGGCGATAGGATATTGCTGGCGGATTTGATCCCAGTTGATGGTCACTGCTGGGCCTCCAAATAATCCGAAAGCGCCTTGACCGTCTCATATGTCGGGTTGCTCGTCCGGTCGGTCGCGGCCCTGTACACAACATTGTAGTGGACACCGGAGGCGCGGCTAACCTCGCTCAGGTTTCTGTCGGTCAGCGCCAACCGTATATCGTCTAGGGTAAGCATTTTACCTCCGTAGGTTTAGAATTTCCCCTTGACGGGTAACATTTTGATACGGTAAGTCAATGGCCGCAGCGTTGATTAGCGGTCGCTGCCCGCACATCCCAATGAGGAGGTCCCATGTCTGCCCTTGCCACCATCACCAAGCCCGAAAAGCGCCCGCCGATCATCACCCTGTGCGGCGATGCGGGCACGGGAAAAACCAGCCTTGCAGCGTCGTTTCCCAATCCCGTGTTCATCCGCGCGGAAGACGGCGTGGGCCGGATCGCCAAGGGCATTGATGCGCCCGATTGTTTTCCGTTCGTGCGGGAAGCGGAAGATGTGCTGGCACAGCTCATGGCCCTGCTGTCCGACAAGCACGATTACCAGACGTTGGTGGTCGATAGCGTAACCGCGCTGGAAAGCTTCTTCACCGCCGATATCCTGAAACGCGATGGCCGCGCCAAAACGCTGTCCACCGCGCTGGGTGGCTATGGTGCGGGCTATGACGCGCTGGCTTCCATGCATGGCCGCGTGCGCAAGGCGGCTGGCCTGCTCAACGAACGCAAGGGGATGACGGTGGTTTTCATCGCCCACGCGGATCTGGAAAATATGCGCCTGCCTGATCAGGACGACTATATGCGCTGGTCGCTGCGCCTGTCGAAAAAGTCGCTGACACACTACGTCGATGATGTGGACATGGTGGGCTATGTCCGGCTGGTATCGGCGTTGAAGGGCGGGGAAGGCGACCGCAAGAAAATCGTGTCGAACGGTGATCGCGAACTGGTCTGCCATGCCACCGCTGCCAGCGTCAGCAAGAACGGCCTCGGTATCACCGAACCGCTGGATTTTACCATTGGCAGCAACCCGCTGGCCCCGTTTATTTACGGCAGCACCAGCACCAGCGCCGCCACGGCCAAGCCCACAACGAAGCCCGCTACCACATCGGCGGCGGTCAATATCATTCACGACGAACCGGAGGAATAACCATGTCGAATTTCTGGGATACCAGCGACGGCGCAAGCGCCGCTGCAACAGCCACGACCGAATACGAAATCAGCGGGGGCGGCGTTATCGTCCCTGATGACAGCACGGTTCTGGCTTTTATCGCCAAGGCAAGCTGGCGCAAGGATGACAATTTCAACGAATACATTGAAATCGAATGGACCGTGGAAAAACCCGAACCCGTGAACGGCTCCAAGGTCTGGCAAAAGCTGTGGGTCAAGGATCACGACCCCAAGGCCAAGTCACCCGAGAAGGCCATTGCCAAGCGCGACAAGGCGCTGCGGATGCTCTCCACCATCGATGCAAACGCGGGCGGCAAGCTGGCCCGTGCAGGGCGCGAGCCGAGCGATGATGATCTGGCGCTGGCGCTGCAAACCAAACAGATGGCCATCAAGTGCAAGGTCTGGGAGATGAGCGGCAATTCCGGCAACTGGGTTGCGGCGGTGTTCCCGAAAGACAAGCCGCTGATGTTAACCGAAGCCGTGGCCCCCGTACCTGCATCCGGCGGGTTTGGCGGCGATCTGGGGGATACAGAAATCCCGTTTTGATCCTGCTGTTACCGGACCCCTGCCGAACACACGGCGGGGGCGAGGATAACGGCAGGGCCACGGAGATGGCAGGCCAACCCCAAAAGGAAACAACCATGATCGAACAGCGCACACCCGAATGGCATGAACAGCGCAAGGGCCGCGTTACCGCAAGCCTTGTTGGCGCAATCCTCGGGGTGGCCCCGTACATGACGCGCGGCGATGCTATGCGGGTGATGGTGCGCGAGGCCATCGGCGCGGAACGCGAGTTTCAGGGCAACGTCGCCACCGAATATGGCACGTACAACGAAAGCGGGGCGCTGTTCGATTACACGCTCGAAACCCTGCACACGGTCACGAAAGCACCGTTCGTCCCCTATGAGGATTGGCTCGGATGCAGTCCCGATGGCTTCGTGGGGGATCGCGGGCTGGTCGAGGTCAAGTGTCCATATGGCCTGCGTAAAGAGCCTGCGCCAGTGCCGTTCAAGTCGATTGATGAGCAACCGCATTACTATGCCCAGATGCAGGTGCAGATGCTGGTGACGGGCCGCGATTGGTGCCACTTTTGGCAATGGTCGCCAAGCGGCACAAAGCTGGAAGTGGTGAAGGCCGATCAGAATTGGCTTGACGACAACTTGCCCCGGCTGCGCCAGTTTCATGCCGAATATCTTGATGAGGTGGCGAACAACGCGGACGATCACCTTGCACCCAAACGGCAGGAAATCGACACGCCGGAGGCCGCTCGCATGGTGGGCGAATGGGATGATATCAACGAACAGCTTGAGCGATTGGCCGAACGCAAGAAAGACCTGTTGGCCGATATGGTGAAGCTGGCCGGCGAAAAGAACAGCACGATTGCGGGGCGCAGGCTAACCTTTACCGAACGCGCGGGATCGGTGGCCTATGCCAAGGTGGTAAAGGAACACTTGCCGCAACTGGACCTGGAACCCTATCGCGGGAAGCCATCGAAGTTCTGGCAGGTCCGGTGAACCTTCGTCCGTATCAGCGCCGATCATGCGATGCCGCGCTATCGTGGCTGCGAACCAGCGTGGAGCCGTGCATGATAGATGCCGCGCCCGCTGCGGGCAAGTCGTTCATGATTGCCCATATCGCTGGGGAATTGCACCGGATCAGTGGCGGCAAGCGGGTGCTGTGTCTGGCTCCAAGTGCCGAACTGGTTAAGCAAAATCACGGGAAGTTCCTGCTGACAGGCGAGCGCGCCAGCATTTTCAGCGCCAGCGCGGGCTTCAAATCCACCCGCAACTTTGTGGTGTTCGGCACGCCGGGAACCGTCAAGAACGCGATCAGTCGCTTTACCCGCCCCGGCAAGGATGGCTTTTGTGCGGTGATCGTTGACGAATGCCACGGGATAACGCCCACGATCAAGGTGATCATTGAGGCCATGCGCGCGGCCAATCCGGCGCTGCGGGTGCTGGGATTGACGGGCACGCCATATCGTCTGGGCAGCGGCTATATCTTTCGGATGTGGCCCGATGATGCCGCCAGTATCGGCGGGCAGCCCGGATCATGCCGCGCAAATGGCGATGATGTGTGCCGCGATCCGTATTTCGTCAAATGCGTCTATCGTGTCAGCGCGCGCGAGATGCTGGATGACGGGTTCATCACGCCCATGGCTATCGGGGCGATTAATTCCGCCAACGAATACGACACATCGGGCATTATCCTGTTGCCGAACGGCACGCTGCAAAGCGACACGGTGGAGCGCGCCTTTGTCGGGCATGGCCGCAAGACAGCCGGGATCGTGGCCGATGTGATGCATCAGGCACAGGCGCACGTCACTGGTGGCCCCAACGGCGGGATCATGTATTTTGCCGCCACGGTGCGCCATGCCCATGAGGTGCTCGCCAGCCTGCCACCGGATAACAGCGCGCTGGTCACTGGTGACGATTGCATCCTGAATGGCAGGCCAGCCGCCCGCAAACAGGTGATTGATGCCTATCGCGCGCAAACCGTGCGGCACCTCGTCTCGGTGGGCACCCTGACCACGGGATTTGACGTGGCGCACACCTCGGTGATCGCGCTGTTGCGGTTCACCGAAAGTGCGGCGCTGTTGCAGCAGATCATGGGGCGCGCTTGGCGCTTGCATCCCGGTAAGGCCGCCAGCCTGCTACTGGACTACGCCAACAACGTGGATCGGCATTTCCCCGATGGGGATATCTACAACCCCCAGATCAAGGCAGGCAAAGGCGCTGGCGAGGGCGCGCGGATTGAGGCGCATTGCCCCGATTGCGGCCACGCCAATGAGTTCAAGCTGCACCCCGACTATGCCGACTATGCCCGCGACATGCACGGCTATTGCCTTGATGTGTTCGGTGAGCCGATCATGTCAGAGTACGGGCCTGTGGCGGCGCATTACGGGCGGCGGTGCTTTGGCGAATTGCGCGCTGGGCCGCTGGGCCAATACGAACGGTGCGGCTATCGGTGGACCGGAAAGGATTGCCCCCATTGCGGGGAGAAAAACGATATTGCCGCGCGGTTTTGTTCCGTGTGCAAAGGCGAGATCGTTGATCCGAATGAAAAATTGATTAGTGATTTCAAGGCATTAAAGCGCGATCCATCCCAGCCGCAAACCGACAAGGTGCTATCCATGACGTTGAAAGAGGGAATGAGCGCCAAGGGCAATGCGACAATCCGCGCTGACTGGATCACGCCTTATCGGCAATTCTCCACCTGGCACCTGCCGGATGCGCGCCATGCGCAGGGCGCTAAGGATTGGGGCGTGTTCAGGGCGGCCACAGTTGACGGCCCACCTGCGACGATCACCTATGTAAAGGATATGGCCAGCGGGTTCTTCCGCGTGCTGGCGTACAATCGGCCCGCTGATGTCGCGCCTGATGTTGCCCCCAAGGATGTTGCCGCACTGCCCAAAGCAATAGCCGCATGAAAATCCCGCCCGATATCCGCGTTTATGGTGACATGGCGTTTCGTGGGAAGTGTCCGCCCGAACACGTTGAACAGGCCAGCTTCTTTGCGCGATTGCGGCGGGAATATCCTGATAGCCATGGCCTGATCGCCCTGCACCCGCGCAATGAAGGCTTGCTGGTGAAGGGCCAGTTCCAGGCGATGGTAAAGCACCAGATCGAGGGCATGGCCAAGGGCGCTGCCGATATCGTGATCCCCGGTGGCCGGGGTGGGTTTGTCTGTGAAATGAAGCGACAGGACCACACGCAATCAGCATGGCAGGATGGCCAGATCGCCTATTTAACCGCCGCCCAAAATGCAGGCGCGTTCGTATGCGTGGCCCTTGGAGCCGCCGCCGCGTGGCAGGCATTCACTGATTGGGTGAGCGACCAAGTCGTGTAGCCCAAACCTGCGGGCTTCGTTTTCCAGTGCCGCCAGCTTGCGCCGTGCCGCGTCAATCCGGGCTGGCAGCGACCGCACGCGGTAATACATATGCTTGTCCGCTGCCTCGCTCATACCGCCTGCCAACCGATATCAGCGCGGATTTCATCAAGCGCGCGATAACCACGGCTTTCGGTCACCCCGATAGCGCGGGCAGCTGCGGCCACAGTTGCGCCATTCGCCAGATGATCGGCAATACCGTCCTTGATGCTCTGCACTTGCCGTGCGCGGGCCTTGGGGCGGCGATGGTGGATGATGTCGTTGCCCTCGTCCTTGGTCGCCAACCCATCGGGGAAGGTCACCACGCGGGATCGCTGGCGGATATCAACCTTGAACAGTCCGCGCTTTTTCAGGCGATTGACCACACCCACCGGGGCGGCAATGCTGCTGAAACCGCAAGCAGTTGTTAGCAATGAATTGGACGGACAGGGATCGCCCATTTCCGCCGCCTTGCGGATCATGCGGTAAACGATTGCCTCGTTTTCTGACAGGCTTGTCCGCGCCATCACAACAGCCCCATTGCTGCAAGAACCACCGCGCCCCAGAACAAGCCCAGCCCGACGATGATGCACCGCCATGTATATGCGCGGGTCATGATGTGGTGGCCGGAAACAGATCATGGAACGCGCGGGCGATTTGGGCCACGGCGCGGTTGTCGTTGACCGGGCGGGTGATACGGGCGGGTGTGTAATGCACCCGCTGCCCGGCGATGTAGGTGCGCGGGATCACTGCACCCTCGCCGCAAGCAATGCCTGCGCTGCGAGCAGGTTGCGCCGATCCGGCGTTGTCACGCCGCTTTCGATGCGCGACAATGTGGCTTGGTGGATGCCCAGCTCGCTGGCCATTTCGGCTTGCGTCAACCCAAGGGTTTCGCGGATTTGTTTGATGGTTTCCATTTCTCCCACATGCCTTAGCGCATGAGACATGGCAACATAAAATGTGCCAACGCATAAAATAGTTGTTGCCAACCCCAATGCGGCGGCGCATAAAGGCTTCAGCGGACACCCAGCTACGGAGACTATGATGACTGCCAAATCCAAGACCACCGAAGCCGACACCGCCATTGTGGCGTACAAGGCTTTCAATCCCGATTTCACCTGTCGCGATTTCCAGTTCGAGGTCGGCAAGACCTACGAAGCCACTGGCACGGTCAAGGCTTGCAGCAACGGCTTCCACGCCTGCGAAAACCCGTGGGACACCCTCAAGTATTACGAACTGGTAACTTTGGATGGATCGCTGGGGCGGTTCGCCAAGGTTACGCTGTCTGGTGCGGTTGACCGCGATGGCGACAAGGTCTGTGGCGCTTCCATTGTCATCGAAGCGGAACTTGGACTTCCGGGATTTGTGAAGGCCGGGATTGACTGGTTGATCGCGGCCACCAAGGGTAAGTCTGATCTGTCAGATAATGGCGGCGACTCTGCCCGGATCGGCAGCAGCGGCGACTATGCCAAGATCGGCAGCAGCGGCGGCTATGCCCAGATCGGCAGCAGCGGCTACTCCGCCCAGATCGGCAGCAGCGGCTACTCTGCCCGGATCGGCAGCAGCGGCGACTCTGCCCGGATCGGCAGCAGCGGCGACTATGCCCGGATCGTGGCCTCTGGCGCTAACGCCACCGTGGCCTGCGCCAACGGCACCGAAACGGTCGCTGTGGGCGAAAACGGCGCTTTCTGCATTCCCTACCATGATGGCACCCGCACCCGCTTCTTGACCGGCTACGCTGGCGAGGACGGGATCGAGGCTGGCAAGGCTTACCGCGTCGTGGATGGCAAGCTGGTGGAGGCGGGCAAGTGAAGCACTCCCACACTTTCACCGAACCGCGCATTGACTGCGCCACGTTCGAGCCGCGTTACCGCGCCGCGCTGAACACGCCGGTTGAAGCCGCTGCCTTCATGGCACTGGCGCGGGACATGGAAACGGTGGGCGAACCGCTGTGGGCGCTGTTCTACGATCTGGCCACCAGTTCGATTGATCGCCCCGAAGCGCTTGGCATGATCGATGCCGACTTTGCGCGCGGCCATGCTGCCGAGGCCTACAGCGATGCCGCTTACGGGTTCGAATGCGCCACTGGCCGTTCGGTCGAAACCAGCGCCGATCTGTTTGACCGCGCTTCGTGGATGGCGGGCCACCTCGACGCTGGCAACCGTGCCTTTGGCCGCGACTTT